AGATCCAGCTTGATAACCAATGGCTGTGGCACCAAAGCCTTGTCCCACAATGAATGTAATACCAGCCCCGTCTGTCAAGGGTGCTGTGGGGTACTGATTCAATGTTACAACACTGCATCCTGTGCTCTGCACAACTGTGTTGTCAGGGATATCAGTTCCAGTAACTCGCATTCCAACTACTATGCTGGTGGCGTCGTTGATGCCTATCACAACACCGACAAATGTTATATCATCACCAGCAGTGAGTGCGGCTGTGGGCGGCGCACTGATGTTGATGTTTGGATCACTAATACTGACAACGTATGCGCCACCAGGAATATTGTTGCCAAATACCTTATCATTGACATTGACGTTGACCACACTGTCCAGGGTCAATGTGGGGTTCCCATTACCGCTGACATAATTACGTACCGGGCCCGAGCCGCCTTGAGCATCGCTGACCGTTTTAAACAATATACCACCTTCACCAGCATCCCAGCCAATGGCCACACCGCGCTGTTGATCGTAGTACCCAGCATTGTAGCCAATGGCCACAGAATCTTCGCCTTGATATAACCGGCCAGCATTGATACCAATGGCCACAGCGTGTTGCGCTTGACTGGTTAAACCGGCATTTTGACCAAACGCTACACTGTCACCTGAGGTATCGTTGAGTGAAGCACCATTGGGAAATGTTATTTTACCAGCTGCACCAAAGGTCCACTGTGCTGAATTGCCCGCACCATCATTGCTGTTGACGACAATATTGCCGGTGTTGGCCAGTTGTATATATTTGTTGTCATCGCCAATGAACTGATTGTAGTATGCATTGTTGCCGGTGTCAAAATGTATGTGGGTAGGTTCGTCCTGGATATTTCCACGTACTCGCAGGTATAAATTATTTGCCAGGGACACCGGATCCGGTGCAAGATATAGTCCACTCTGTGTGTTGCTGGTGCCGGTGCCGATCACTGCTTCGCCACTGAATGTGACATTGCCAGTGCTGGCACTCGAAATTCCAGTCAGTTGACTGCCATTGCCAATGAAGTAGTTGCCGGAGACGTTGCCTGTGGCACTTACAATACCAGCAGTTAAGATGTTACCACCAGTGATGTTAGCACTTACACTAACCGTAGTACCTGTGTGAGTTGTGGCATTAACATTGGCGCCGCCTAGTATGTTACCACCAGTGATGTTGCCGGTGGTTGTGATTGGGTTTGTGCCCAATGCTGCTAAGTTGGCTACCACGTTGGCATTGCCATAACTTGCGACAATACCAGTCAGTTGTGAGCCATTACCTAAAATGTAATCTCCGGTGATGTTGCCAGTTGTGCTGATTGGGTTTGTGCCCAGGGCAGCCAAGTTGGCCACCACGTTGGCATTGCCATAACTTGCGACAATACCAGTCAGTTGTGAGCCGTTGCCCAGAAAATAATTGCCAGTGATATTGCCGGTGGTTGTGATTGGATTTGTGCCTAATGCGGCCAAGTTGGCTACCACATTAGCATTGCCATAACTTGCAGCAATACCAGTTAACTGTGAGCCGTTACCCAGAAAATAATTGCCAGTGACATTGCCGGTAGCCGACACATTGCCCGGAACACTTAACAAGTTTGAAGTCTTGTTGAATGTGAATCCGGTTTGCGCGCCAAAGCTGCCGGCGTTGTTGAACTGAACCTGTGTGTTGACTCCGCCGGGCACGCCAGTGCTGGCAGCCCAGGTCAGGTTGCCGGCGCCGTCAGTTTGCAGCACATACCCGGCAGTGCCGTCCAGCACATGCAGGTTAGCCACTGTGACAGTTATGTTGCTAAGGTTTCCAAGCACTGCGTTCGCAGCCGTGACCCCGGCCGCATAGATATTACGGTAGCGCAGTGCCGATGATCCGATGTCGTAAGTTAAATTTGCAAGCGGCGCCAGCCGGCTGTTGGTCTGTATCACACCAATGCCATTCGGACTCAGTACGAGATTGCCATTGGTGTCGGTAACTGATATGGTGTTGTTGACAATGGTGACGTTGCTGCCGACCGGTCCGGCCAGCCAGATGTTGTCAAAGTTCTCATCTGTCTTGATAAACGCAGTGCGCAGCGGATCGCCTGTGCCGTCGTTGGGCGCGGCTCCGTAATTGATTACAATTTGTTGAGACATTCAGTAGAATCCTTGTACTTGCATTATTTACCGGAACACAAGGTCTACCACGGTGTGTGTGATATTCAGTTACAGCGCAGCCAACAGGCTTAGAATAATAGGTTTGTATTCCAGCCACTCGGCCCGGTTGTGCAGCAGGTCTTCCAGGTCAGCGGTGTACGGTGTCGGTACTGTGTCTATGGCCAAGGTGTCAGGCACGGTTTCTACCGGCAAGCCCAGTAACTGCTGCAACGCTGCGGTGTTGCCGCCCAACTCCATCAGGTCTTCGTAGTAGATGACTTTTGCATCAGGATTCTGTTTTTTAATTCTCTTGTACTGCACGATGTTATCAAGTAATATCAGACAATCTTTAATGTTAAAATAACTGTGTGTGAATTTTTCATCTTTTCTGTACTCATGCTTGTTTGTTTTATATAAAGTTGTGTAGGACAAAATCTGCGATATTGTGTCTCTGCGTTCTAAAAAAATAAAATCATACTGTGACTTGAAAAATTCATACACCTCAGGAGAAAAGTCATGCGCAAACACTTTCATAGTGTATTTGGAATCGCCTTGTAGCATCTGCACTCTTTGCCGAATAGTATCTTCACGTTTTGCAAATTCTGCTGCAAACCCTTGTTGCTCTCGAAGATATGTTATACTCTGAATTACTCCGTCTCGCTTCTCAAACAATTCATAGTAATTGGGTGTCACACAAGTATACTGGTTCAGGTAATTCTTTGAACCGTACCTGTGGTGCGCGATGTTGTACAACATCTTGCCAGTTACGGTGCTGCCACAGCGTGGCATTGAGATCAGGACAGGGTTATTTTTTTCGAACATGTGCAAATGCTAACACTTCGGTGATCACTTGTCAAGTAGTTTGGGTGAGAAGATCTCGGCAGGCCGGACCGTGACGATTATACCATCCCACTGCTATATCTTTTTTACAGTGCGGGCAATACAGTTTTTGCCGTTTTTGCCCAGTCTGCTTGGCTATTCTCTGTGCTATTGACTCTGCACTCATCTTAGTTGGGTTAGCCGCTTTAGTTGCACGTATCTTGGCTTTTTGCTCCTCGCTCATTGGCGTACCTTTGTTAATTGGAACTTTTCCTTTGTTAGCTGCTCCTATCCTTGCTGCTCGTTCAGCAGTACAACCTTTACCGTACATACCGTTGCCAGCTCCTGTTTTAATACGAGACATTCGTTCTCTATACTCAAGCGATTGATAAACTGTTGATTTTTTAGGTTTACCTTTATGTGCAATGCGCAGATTTTCTTTATGTTCTGCTGTCTTAGGTTTGCCTTTGTGGTAGTCGCTAATCTTTTTATTTGATTCCTCTGTTGGAATAATATACCCTGCTATATTTTGATTGATCCATAGATCGTTAGTTAATACTTTACAACGGCGTAATACACGAGGTTCCCAAGCTATTGCATCTTCTTTTGTTTCAAATGTTTTTCGTATTTCTACAACAAAACTATCTACTCCAGTTTCTTCTATCAGCTTCCGAACACCCGGGCTACTCGTAAAATAATGTTTCCACAAATCCTCAGTTGGATCTACTTTGTTAGCAGTCCGAACGCCATAATAGACTTTGCCAGTAGGTGTGTGTTTAATTAGATAGGTATATGATTTCATATTCTTATTTAGTTTGATACAGCAATTTCACGTTTTACTATAGCATATTTAGATACAATAGTCAAGAAAAAACCCACCGAAGTGGGTTTTGTATATTGCTTAGATAAGAATAAATCTTAGCTGAAGCTCAGATTGGAAACGGCTATCTCCCCGAGATAGTCGCCCGCATTGCCAAAACTGCTTGCAGTATTTGTCAATTCGATGTAGCCATACCGCGTCATAAAGCTCACGACTGGTTCGAATGTCGACGGATCCAGAACAACGCCACTACTCATCAGCGGAATGTACGGGCAATAGAACGCAGCAGCGTCTGCTTCGCTCGAACCCTTGTAGCCAACCAGCACCGGAGTGGAATCGCTGGCATAGCTGTCAACGAACACACGCATAGCGCCATTCAGTGTACCAACAAACTTGGTGTTTGTGGGTGCTTCGAAGGTGCCTTCTGTGGTGCGAGCAAACGCGCTGGTGGTAGCACTTTGCAGCACTGTCAGCGATGCCGGGCTCACAACTGCCCAGTTACCAGCGCCGCGACGTGTGCGTTGAGCAATCAGGTTAGCAACACGATTGATCAGAACAGCCAGTGCAGCATGCTCGTCACCAACGAATGTAGCTGTACCGGAAACGGTAGCCTGGTTGTATGTGAACTCAGTTGTGGCCAGACTACGCAGGCTCAACAGGATTTCCTGGTCAATTTCAGCGGTAATTTCTTGCGCCAGTGCTGCCATGATTTCTGCTTCAACGTCAATGCCGTGCATGGCTTGTGCGTCTTGTGCAGCTTCAAAAGTCCAGCGAGCTTGCAGCTTGCGGGTCTTGGCTTCAACAGCCTGCTTCAGGATTTGCACAGAGATCTGACGACCGCCGTTGCCTTCCAGCGTGCTGGTAGGAGCGCCTGAATAACCTTGAGCAGCAGTTTGTGTGGTAGCAGCATTGTCCGCACCACGAGCGCCGGCACTGTATGCAACCGCAATCTTGAACGGGCTCAGTGCTTCTTCACCAGCCACTGTGCTGGTAGCAGCAGCAGTTTGGTCAGTCATTGTGCTGGCATAGCGAACACGCAGAGTATGGATCTGACCAACCGGACCAGTCATGGGCTGAACACCCACCAACTCGTTAGCAATAACGGTGGGCATAACACGTCGAATCACTGGCAGAATCACACGGTTCAGTGTGGCAATGTTACCAGCAGCGGTGCTGCCTGTACTTGCATTTTCTTTCAGGTATCTACGAGTGTTTTCGAGGATAACGTTCATCGAATTACGACGATTGCCTTTAAGGCCTTCCAGAAGGGCGTCTTTAGTTTCGTCCCAACGGCTTTCTAACAATTCTTGTGACATTTATAGTCTCCTATGTTACTTTTAAAGTCCAGCCAGGCGTTTGATGTCGATCACGTTGGAACGGTCTTCATCTGCAGCCTTAACGGTTTTATCACCAGTCACAACACTGACACGCTCAGTAAGGGCTGTTTTGGCCTTCATTGTGCGTCCGTCAGCAAGTACAGCTGGTAGATACTTCTCAAAAGCGCCTTTCAGACGAGCTGTCTGGACACTTTCCAAGAGGTTCTTCATGATCTCGCGCTTTTCCTCATTTAATGGGGAGAGCAATTCTTCCATGGCGTTTGCACGCACATTGGATTCCTTGATCATGCGAATCTCACGTTCTTTGGATTCCACGATGACCCGTTGGTCACGTACAATCCTGGTGGCTTCCGCCAATTGACGATCCTTTGTTACCAGCTGCTGATTAAGATCACGCACTTCGGCTTTCTCATTGAGATGAGTTGCGCCAAATTCAGCTGCATATGCTTCAAAAATACGACGTCCAAAATTGTTCTCGCGAGCAACTCGGATATCTTCGTGCAATTGTGTAAGTTCAGTCTTTAGATGCCGGCTAACAACAGCAGTTACCTTGCCTGCAGATTCACGAATGAATCTGGTCTTGAGTGTTTCAAGTTTCTGACGAGCTTCACGTACCAGGCGGACTTTTGTTTCCACCACATCACGTTTGTCTTGAGCAAATTCTTGAATTTCTTCAGCAAGAGCACGCACAATGAAACGTTCCAACTTTTGGATACCTTCATTGTGCGTGCGACGATCTTTGCGCAGTTCGCCAATTTCTTCAGCAAGCTTGGTCACCATGAAGTCGTTAAACTTCGTTGCTGACTCTTTGATCTTGCTCTGGAAATTGACACGATCCTCAGCTAGGGCGCGCTTTTCAGCTTGCACTGCCGAGATCTCGTTCTGCAGACCTTCTGTTACCATGCGATCTAGAGCTTCCACCATCACTGTCTTATCGTGTTCATAGCGTTGTGCAAACTCTTCGCGGAGTTCACCACGTACCTGTTCACGTGCTTCAGTCAGTTTCAGTTCCCAAGCTTCGTTGAGTTCTTGACCAACTTCTTCGTTGATAAGGCCGCTATCTAGTAATGGTTTGATTGCGTCTAG